ACTTAAATCAAGAGATGAGGCAAAAACTTTCATCTATGCACTCATTTACGGGGCAGGAGATGAAAAAATTGGAAGCATCATTAAAGGAAATAGAGCAGATGGTAAGCGATTGCGAGAACGGTTTCTTACTGGTCTACCAACACTTAGAACTCTTAAGGAACGAGTTGACCGAGCTGCAGAGAAGGGCTACCTTAAAGGGTTAGATGGTCGTAAGATTCTTTTAAGACACAAACATGCAGCATTAAATACCTTATTACAAGGTGGTGGTGCAATAGCTATGAAGAAAGCATTAGTTATATTAGAAAATAATATAAGACTAAATACTTTAGACGCAAAGTTTGTAGCTAACATACATGATGAATGGCAAATACAGGTGCTTGAAAGTCAAGCAGACTTTGTAGGTAGGCTTGGAGTAGAAGCAATAGAAAAAGCAGGAGAACATTATAAAATGCGTTGTCCTTTAACAGGTGAATATAAAATAGGAGACAGTTGGTATGAAACCCACTAAAGAAAACAGAAAGAAATTTGATATAGATTTGGCTTATGGCACAGTCAGAGAAGAAAAGATAGCAGAAATGCTTACAGATAAAAAGATAGAAGTTAAATCAGAAAAAGATATGTGGCAAAAAACAGGAAACATATGTATAGAATATGAGTCGTGGGGTAAGCCTTCAGGCATTAAAGCTACTGAAGCAGACTATTGGTTTCATAACTTATGTGTTGGTGATAATGAGTTCTGTACTCTTGTTTTTAAAACAGATGTTCTTAAAACTATAGTAGATAAATTAGATACATTTAAAACTGTATGTGGTGGAGACCATAAAGCAAGTAGAATGTTCCTTGTTAATTTACAAAAACTATTCTCATCGGATGTAATTAAAGCATTCAAGGAAGCAGAAAATGCCAAAGAAAAAACTAAGTAATTTAGTACCAGATATTTATGCCCTGTTAGATTCACTGACAGAAGGCAATGAGCTAAACATTTCAGAAAAAACTTATGAAGAGTTTGGTAAAGAAATGGCTGATGCTTTAAAACATTGGGCTACCCCTCAAGATAGAACATCTAAAGAAACACTTAGGATGTCTAACATAGGTAAACCTGAAAGACGTTTATGGTATGATGCTCACACACAATCTGATACAACAGAAAAACTAGAGCCTAACATACAGATTAAATTTTTATACGGACATTTACTTGAGGTTTTACTTTTATTTTTTGTTAAACTTTCAGGACATAAACTTTCTTCTATGCAAAAAGAAATAACTGTAAACGGTATTAAAGGACACATGGACTGTAAGATTAATGGTGAAGTAGTAGATGTAAAGACTGCATCAGGCTATGCCTTTAAAAAGTTTAAAGAAGGTACACTTAGTGAAGATGATGCCTTCGGATACCTATCACAACTTGCAGGATATGAAGAAGCAGAAGGTACAAGTAAAGGTGGTTTCTTAGTTATGAATAAAGAAACAGGAGAGCTTTGTACTTACATACCTGATGATATAGAAAAACCTAATATAGTTTCTAAGATAGATAACGTAAAAGAATTAATAGTAAAGGACACACCTCCTGATTTTTGTTATCCCACTGTACCTGAAGGTGTTTCAGGCAACATGAAGTTAGCTAAAAACTGTGGTTGGTGTCCTCATAAAATAGAATGCCATAAAGAGTCTAACGATGGTAAAGGACTTAGAGTTTTTAATTACGCTAAAGGTCCTGTATATTTTACACAGGTTGTTAAAGAACCAAAGGTTGAGGAAATAATATTATGAATCAAAGAAAAGCAAAACAAGTACGTAAGCTATCAAAAGAATTTGTAGTTGAATGGTTAAAGAGTATGCTTGTAGAAGAAGAACAAAAAAAAGTAAATGTAAATAACTTTGAAAAATATTTACCTGAAGAAAGACACTTCTATGCTAACAATAAACTTATGGTTTCTGCGTATACCCCTAGATGGTTTGCACAAAAGATAAAGAAAGTTAATAAAAACATTAATGATATTACTTACTCGGATGTTATGTAATGGTCGGATACAGAAAACCTAGGAAGGTTAGACCAAAAGAAAAAGACATACCTAAAGGATATGATTCTAAATGGGAACATACTTTACATACCACTGTTTTACAAGAGTGGGAACATCATACAAACAAAGTTCCTTATATAGTTGAGCATAAATATGAGCCTGACTTTGTAAAGAAAATAGGAAACAAAGAATATTTATTAGAAGCCAAAGGTAGATTTTGGGACTACCAAGAATATAATAAATATGTTTGGATTCGCAAAGCTTTAAAACCTAATCAAGAGTTAGTGTTTTTATTTCTTAGTCCTTATGCACCTATGCCACAGGCTAAGAAGAGAAAGAATGGAACGAAAAGAACCCACGCTGAATGGGCTGAAACAAATAATTTTACATGGTATAGTGAAAATACTTTACCTGATAACTGGAGAAACGATGAACTATAAATTTAACGAAGGCGAAACAATAAAACAAATAAAAAATCATATAGATAAAACATATAATGAACATTATGCTAATGGAAAGTATCAAGCTACAGATATGATACTAGATGCAGGACATGGAGAAGGTTTTTGTATGGGAAATATAATGAAGTATGCCATGAGATATGGTAAAAAGAAAGGACATAATGATTTAGACTTGTATAAAATTATACATTATGCTATAATAGCTATACATTTAAACTATCAAGATTGGGATGGAGAAATAAAATAATGGTTGAAGATAAAATAGGAACTAAGCCTTACTTAGGAATTGAAATAGACTACGATAAAGAAAAAACATTTGATAAATTTAGTTTAGATACACTCAAAGATAGATATTTTTGGGAAGGAGAAACACATGCACAAGAAGCATTCGCAAGAGCCTCAGTCTTCGGAGCAACCTTCAAAGGCGAGACAGATTTTGAACTGGCTCAAAGACTTTACAACTACAGTTCCTCTCGTTGGTTCATGTTTAGCACTCCTATACTTAGCAACGGGGGTACAAGCCGTGGGCTTCCTATCAGTTGTTTCCTTAATTATGTTCCTGATAGTCGCAGTGGTTTATCTGCTCACTATGACGAGAATATATGGTTGGCAAGTTCAGGTGGAGGCATCGGTGGATATTGGGGCGATATTAGGAGTAACGGTATTTCTACTACTCATGGCAGTCGTTCTACTGGCTCAATTCCTTTCATGCATGTAGTAGACTCACAGATGTTAGCCTTTAATCAAGGCACAACAAGACGTGGTAGCTATGCAGCTTACATGGATATAAGCCACCCTGAGATTGAAGAGTTTATAAACATGAGAAAAGAATCAGGTGGAGATATAAACAGAAAAAATCTTAACATACATAACGGTATAAACATTACTAATTCTTTTCTTGAAGCAGTACAGAACGATGAAGACTGGAGATTGATAGACCCTAAAAGTAATGAAGCTGTTAAGATAGTTAATGCTAGAGATTTATGGTGGCAAATTATACATGCTAGAGCAGAAACAGGTGAGCCTTACATGATTAATATTGATGCATGTAACGATGCTTTACCAAAAGCTCAAAAAGATTTAGGTCTTAAAATAAGACAGAGTAATTTATGTTCAGAGATTACTTTACCAACCGATGAAGAACGAACAGCAGTATGTTGTTTATCATCTGTAAACTTAGAACACTTTGATGACTGGTCAAAAGATGACTTGTTCATTGAGGATTTAATAACCATGCTTGACAATGTTTTACAGCATTACATTGACAACGCAATAGACACAACACAATTAGGAGAATACAGTGCAAATTTTAAACGCTTTCAAAAATATGTTAAAGAAGGCAAAGAAGGCTTTACCAAGAGTGCCTACTCAGCGTATCGAGAAAGGAGTCTCGGTCTCGGTGCTATGGGTTTCCATGCTTATCTTCAATCTAGGTCACTTCCTTTCGAAGGGATTTACGCAACTGGGTTTAACTTTAAGGCATTTACTTACATTAAAGGAAAGGCAAAGGAAGCAACTAAAGAGTTGGCTATTCAAAGGGGTGAGGCTCCTGATATCCACGGCAGTGGTAAGCGTAATGCTAATCTCCTTGCTATTGCTCCTAATGCTAGTAGTGGGATTATCTGCAGTGGTACTTCTCCTAGTATTGAACCTTACAGGGCTAACTGCTATACTCACAAAACTTTATCCGGAAGCTATCAAGTAAAAAATAAATATCTTGAAAAGCTTTTTAAAGGTAAAGGTTTAAAAGGTAAAGAGTTAGAAAACATTTGGAAAGATATATCAGCCAACGAAGGTTCAGTTCAACACTTAGATATACTTACTGATGATGAAAAAGAAATATTTAAAACAGCAAATGAAATAAACCAAATATGGATTGTTGAACATGCTGCAAAACGACAAGAGTTTGTGTGTCAAGCACAGTCTGTCAACCTATTCTTTACTATACCTAAAAGTACAGAGCCACAAGAAGTGCATGATACTTACATGCAGTATGTGAATGATGTACATTGGTATGGTATGAATAAATTAAAATCGTTGTATTACTTTAGAACTAATGCAGCAAGAAACGTAGAGAATGTAAACACAAAAATTCCAAGGATTCGTTTAGATGATGTGGAATGTATAGCCTGTGAAGGGTAAGGAAAAATTATGAGCTTATTAACAACTAGAGATTATTATAAACCGTTTGAATATCCATGGATGTATGAATATTACAAACTACAAAATCAAATGCATTGGATGCCTGAATCAGTTCCGTTGCATACTGATGTAAAAGATTGGCAAGATGTAACACCTGAAGAAAAACATTTACTTACACAAATATTTAGATTGTTTACTCAATCAGATGTTGATGTAGCTTCAGGATATATAGATAAGTACATGCCTATTTTTAAGAAACCTGAAGCAAGAATGATGATGTCATCTTTTGCTAACATGGAATCAATACATCAAGACGCTTACAGTTTATTGTTAGACACTGTAGGTATGCCTGAAATAGAATACAAAGCTTTTGCCGAGTACGAAGAAATGTCTGACAAACACGATTACGTTGGGGAGTTTAAGCCATTAAAATCTGATAAGAGAACTATAGCTAAAACATTAGCAGTTTATTCAGCCTTCACAGAGGGGTTGCAATTATTCTCTAGTTTTGCAATCCTCTTAAACTTCCCAAGGTTCGGTAAGATGAAAGGTATGGGACAGATAGTTACTTACTCTATTCGTGATGAGTCAATGCATGTTGAAGCAATGACTAAACTATTTAGAGAATTTATCCAAGAGAACATAGAAATATGGACAGATGATTTTAAAGCAGAGCTTTATCAGATATGTAGAGAAATGGTAGAACTTGAAGATAAGTTTTTAGACTTAGTGTTTGAGATGGGTGACTTACAAGGGCTAACCAAAAAAGATATGTATGCTTACAACAGATACATAGCTGACAGAAGATTACTACAACTTGGTTTAAAACCTAATTATAATCAGAAAGATAATCCTCTTGGTTGGATTGATGAAGTCATGGGTGTTGAACATCAAAACTTTTTTGAAGGTAGAGCTACAACTTATATGAAAGCAGGTCTTCGTGGTAAGCAAGACTCTGTAACTTTTACGGAAATAGAAAAATGAAAACTAAAAGAAAAGAAGCATTAGTATTAGGATACAAATTACTTTATGATAGGTCAGGTAAATTAGTTTCTGAAAGAACTTCAACAGACATGACAATATTAAAAAAATATTTAACAAAAGAAGAGTATAATACATTAGATACTGTTGTAAGAGAAGCCACTCTTAAACTTGATGGCGTACATAAATACTTAGAAGACTATTTAAATGCTAGAGTTATGACTCAGAAATAATAAATATTTGTATTCTTTCTTTCTTACCTTTTACATGTATAGATTTTAAAAGAGTTAAACATTTACTGCTTTTAATGGCAGTGTTATATCCGATGACTATATCCTCTCCTACTTCTTTAGTAGAGCTTTCAAGTCTTGCTGCAAGATTTACAGCATCACCAATAGCAGAGTAATCAAACCTTGTATCACTGCCCATGTTTCCTATAACTGCTTCTCCTGAATTTATACCTATGCCTATTTCAATACCTAGGTCAGCTTCTTGCATATCTTTATGTATTTGTATGGCTGCTTGAATAGCTTTATTTTCATGGTCAGGAACATCTATTGGTGCATTAAAGATAGCCATCATTGCATCTCCAATATATTTATCAACCATACCGTCATACTTTTTAACAGCATTAGCTTGAATAGTTAGTGCTTTATTCATAATTTCTGTAACTTGTTCGGGTTCTAAAGTCTCTGACAAGCTTGTAAATCCACGCACGTCTGTAAATAAAAACGTACAATATCTTCGTTCTCCCCCTAACTTCAGGAGTTCAGGATTATCTTGTAATTGTTTTACTTGTCTTGGGTCAAGGTAATGTTCAAATTGTTTCTTGATTTGTTGTCTAAGTTTGTATTGAGTTCTAAAGTTTAAATAGAATTGTAAGGTAGCAATAAGTGTCATACTTATTAGAGACCATGTAAAGTCTATCAAGATATTATAGCTTACAAAGTGATACTCCATATAGCCCATAAAAAAGAACAAACCTAAGAATGATACAACACCCTTAGTGATACCTAACCGTGCTATTAGAAGAGCTGTGAGTAAGCCTGAGACTATTAATAATAATAGTTCAACAAACAATCTATAGTCAGGTATCTGTGGTGTATCCATCAACATACTTTCTGATAGAGCTGCTTGTATTTTATGTGGTTCTAATAGACCTATAGGTGTTGCAAGTTGTGGTGATATACCCTTGGCTGTAAAACCTACAAAGACAAACTTACCTTCTACATTCATTTCAGATAGTGTTGTTTGTGGTGTATCAACCCAACTAATCCATTTACGTCCTAGACTATCAGTGGTAATGGGTGGAATGCCTCTAACTCTAACCTGTTCAATTCCATTCAGATTTGTGACAATCTGATAAGTTCGACCACCTCCTAGTATTTTTAAAACTTCTGTTCCAAACGAAGCAACCCACCCATTATTAGTTTGTTGTAGTAAAGGTATACGCCTTACTAAATTATCTACATCTACTGGTGCAGATATAGCACCTTGACTAGCTGATTGTTTTAAAGGCTCTATGTTCTCTAAAAAGCCTTGAGCTTTTGGTAAAGATACTATTGGTCCTTTGATAACTGTACCTACAGTAGCAGGATATAACCCGTTGGATATTTCAGGCATAGCTATAACACTTGGAGAACTTTGTAAGGCTTTAGAGAACTCATCATCTCCACCCATTCTATCTGGATGTGGAAATAACATAACCCATCCTACACCTAATGCACCTTTGTTTATTATATCGTTATGAATCTTTGCAAGTGTTTCTCTAGGCAGGGGATATCCACCCTGTTCATCTAGGAATTGTTCGTCTATATTGAGGATTGTAAAGTATCCAGTAGGTTCTGGAGTTGTGACAAGAGCATCAAAGGTTTTTAGTCTTAGTACTTCTAGTGGTACACTGTTGAAGAGGAGAGGCAAAGTTAATAGAGTTAATAAGGTAATTGCCCACTTCATGTTAGTCTCCTTGTGTTATTTTTATAGTAGAGTCTCCTCCACCATTAACTATTATCTGTGTACTCTTACCATTTTGTATCATTACAACGGTGTAAGCATTTGATTTATCTAAATCTAATTTAATAGTATCTTCTAAAGCTTTGTAGAATGTTATGACGTTATCTGTCAAAAAAGTATTTATCTGAGTCTCACTATCGTATCCTACTTTAGTACCTTTTAAATCTATAGCAGTTTTTAAAATTGTTGAAGTTTGGTCTAACTCATTGACATCTTCTATAATGTCTAACAAGTCTTCAAGAAAGTTTACATCTAAATAATTAATGTCTAACTCTGTAAACTCTAAATTGTCTTCTGCAAGATAGTCTGTTTCTAAATCATCAAACTCAAGGAAGTCAACATCAAGACTACTAACATTACTCCCTCCATCTTCTCTTTCATTCTGTGTCACTTCCCTAGGTGTATTTACAATTAACATGTTATCAATTAACTCTAGGGTCAAGTCAAGGATAACTGGATTTGTTGGTTTAGTTTCAAACATAGAAACTGTTGTAGCTTGGTAAGGTTTGTTAAGAACTACCTGTCCCATAGCTGTTGCGACAACTATCTCCCCACTTGGAAGACCGTCATCATCTGGTAATAATATAACTAAGCTTCTACCTAACTCATCTACAGTCACAGTAAAATCTGTACCACGAATACCAATCGTAGCACTTGGAGTATTGATAGTTATATTTTCTTTATCTATTGTAGCTAACTTACCTGTGATAAATCTTACAGTACCACTTGCAAATTGTAAAGCCATCTTAGATTTAGAAGGGTCTGGGTCATAGATAAATTCATCTATAATTAATTCAGAATGTTCAGTAAGTCTAACTTGACTGTCATCTAAAAAAGTAATGCCCAATCTCCCGTTAGAAGTTTGGACATTATCGTAGCTGTTTATGTCTAGGTCTAGAGAGGCTTGGTAGGTTTCATCTCTGACAACTCTACCTGTTCCGTTTAGTTCAGTTATGTTGCCTATGTTAGCAACCGACTGAAGTTCCCCCATCGTTTTGAATGACACAAACAGTGCCACTAGAACCATTAGACGTGATACGTAACCAGTCATTGTCTAAAGTACTCAATTGTTGTATGTTAAATGTTCTAGAATTACCTACTTGATTTAATTTAAAATAACCACCTGCATATCCTTGACCTGTAAAGGTTAATGTATTGTCATTACCATCAACATTTACATCGTTAGTTGCATCAGCATTATTAATATTAAAATCAA